TACCTGAAGGGCTGCGCCATCAGTTACAAGTGCGCGGTCTGGAAGACGGATACGCAGGGTTGAACCGATCTTGGCACCTTCAACAGCAAAGCTGTCGTCGTACTGACGGTTTACGTTACGTGTAAGAACAAGGTTGTTTTCGAGAATCTCAAGCGCCTTGCGCGTGATCATGTCGATTGTTAAAATCGAGTTAGACATGGTAATAATCCTAAATTATCTGTTGCGTTGTGCCTCGAACTTCTTGATCTGCCGTAGCCGTTCTGCCTCAATCCAATCTGACGTACTCATGGACTTTACGGCCCGTGGGTCTGTCGTATCAAATGTCGGCGCACCAGAGGTGCGGGCAGTGACAGGTGCAATCGGTGCCGGGGCGTTGGATGTTTTTTTGAGCGTAGGTTCGGCTGTAAGCCGCGCCTCGATCATACCAATTTCCCTAGCTTGCAAAATGGGGTCCATACGCGAAATACGCTGGGCGTCTTTTTGGTTAAGCCCTAAGTGATAAATCACGTCGGGACCAATATCGGACGCTTGTATTGCTAGTGCCATCGCGTCGGTGATTGGAAGGTTGGGGTTGTATGCGACTTGTTCAAAGTCGTCATATTTGTCCCGCGCCGCCTCTTCACGTTCGTGATAAGACTCTAGCATTGCACGTTGCTGGCTGTCCTTTTCACGGCGTGCCAGCAGTTCTTCGGCTTTACGTTCGGCCAAAACCTCTGCGTAATCCTCATAAGTCTCAAATTGATCAGGGGTTATGTCGTGGATCGGCTGCTGCCGTGCCTGCATTTCCTCTGCTCTTTGAGCCTGTTCGCGTTCCCATTTACGCTGCTCTCTTGCGAGTCGTTTGCCTACAATGGCGTCCAAGTCTTCTTGTGTGAAGGTCTTGGGTGCTTCCTGCTCAGCAGACTGCTCTTCCGGCGTCGTGTTTTCTACAGGCTCGATTGCTGCCGTGGCTTCGAGTTCTGGCGCGGAGGCATCCGCTTCGGTAAAGACATTATCGTCCATGTTTAACCCTTAGAGAGTTCCTGATGAGCCGCATCAGTACGGTTGGTGGCTAGACTACATCATTTGATGCAGTCTGGCAATCTTGTTACGCTTCTACTTCTGGTAGTGTTTCTGGCGCAATTTTTGGGTGCTTTGCTGCATACGCAGCTATCACTTCGGCAGTGTGTATTGCGGCGCAGACAGCTTGTACGCGTGCATCTTGGGCGCTGTAGTCATCGCCGGGGGCGACAACGTGATGGTGGAATGTAACGCTGATTTGTTCACCGTCTTCGAGAATGGCGGTCTTTGTGCGGACTTGCACTGCACCCTCCTCAAAAACTTCAATGCTATCGGCTAATACATTTTTTTCTAAGGCCATTTTCATTCTCCTGTTTCCAGCCCAGCTATTTGGCTGGATATTAAATCTATGTATTGCAGTCTGGCAATATCCGTTAAGCGCGGACAAATTCGATTGATTGCACGAAAATATCCGCCGTCGTTGTTGCGCGGGTAAAATAAGCACCAAACAGGCTGCTAACAGCGGGTGCAACTACAGTGCCGACCAGCGTTGTTGTGTAGCTTGGTAACAAGGATACGGCGGTCAACGGGCCACCAGCGCCGAAGCCGACAGCGTAAGAAGCGTTTAGCGTTTCAGATGACGGTGACCGAGCGGTAATGTAAACTTCATAGCTTACACCGACTTGAAGCGGATGCAAAACGGTTGCGCTCACCTTTGGCAGCATAACAAAGAAAGGTGAGTTAGCCCCTGTCATAGTCGGTTTAATGACTATAGAGTCGCTCCCATTATATCCACATTCTTCGCCAGCGTCATTTGTGAAAAATCCTGCGTTCGGGGCTACATTTGACGCACTCAGCGTTGCGCCAGTGAGAGTGGCGACAGCGCGTTCAGTGTTGCGAAAGCCGTTATAGTTTGTGGTTGAAGGCACAACTATATCATAGTTGGCTGTATGCGTTGGGTTAAACACAAGGCTAAGATAGCTGCCTTCAATTTTTAACAGCTTTCCTTCAACCGCCGGAACACCTGTTGTCCCCGGATCATACAGTTTAACACTGCGTGCTGGGGTGTCGCCATCCAGATAAAATACGAAGTCAGTGTACTCACCTTGTCCGTCTGTACGGTTGTCTACACATACAATCGTGAACGGTGACGCAGGAACATTTGCGCCATATTGCGGGCATCCAATGTTCGTCATATCAATAGCGCCGACGGCTGGTTCACCAGCAGCCTGTTCGATATAGTTATTGTAAAGCCGCACATGGAGAGAACAGGTCTTAATGTGAGTTCCGCCAGCGTCGGCCATAACCAAAATATCGTTGTTTTCGATATGGTTTTGCGAACCGAAAGTGCCTGTGCTGATTTCAAGGATGTTATAGCTGGTAGCGTATGCAATCCTGTTTACAACTACACGGCCAATGTCGCAGCCCTGCATCATTAAGTTAATGTCAAAACGTTGAATTTTGCAGTTTTCGATTACAAAGCCGAATACTTTACTCATGGAAATGCCAGTGCCGACACCGTCTGAACGGGCAATCAGAGAGCAGCTACGGATGACAGGCTTCATGATAAACGGTGTAGGGCCGACTTCGGCAATCGTTTTGGTTTCGTCGTTAAGCCGAATTGGAAAATCAGCCGAAAGACGCAGATTTTCAATGGTAACGCCGTCAATCTGTTGAGATGGAGCGGTAACATCCTGAACCATTTGAAAAATACCGCTGCCAACAACAACGTTATTGATTATAGAGCCATCATCAAACTCGCCGCCGTTCGAGCCAAAAACGTGTTGGCCGGGGCGCAACTGAATAGGCGCAGTAACTTTATACACGCCTTCAGGCACAAACACTTCTAAGTTTGCCGCAACCGCAGCAACGAAAGCTGCCGTGCTGTCTGCAACGCCAGTAGAGTCAGCGCCATAGTCCAGCACGTTTGCTGGAGCAGACTTAATCATCGAATATGTGGCTTTGGTCAGCGTCATGTTAAAACCTTTATATCGAAGTTATAGTCTGCCAAGCAGCGCCCGAATAAACACAGAGTTTTGAAAGTGTCGTGTCAAAAACAACAGTTCCAGCCGAAGGTGTAATTGCGTTCTTTTCGGTGCTAGTCATGTTTGGAAAACGCACACCCTTTGTCGTTGACTGAACGTCAAGGATAGCCGTTGCGGCGGGTGTAGTTGTGCCAATTCCAAGGTTTCCAGACAAATCAAGAGTCATGGCTGTAGTATATGAAATTGCATTTCCAGCAGTTCCAGAGCCAGCAAGTTGCCATTGGTATCCTACACCGCTGAGTACCCGAAAGCGTTGCGCGGTATCGCTAGAGATATAGGTATCATTAATAGAACCGTTATTAACAAACCATGTCTGTATGTTTCCGGGGACTGAATAGGGTTCAGAAAAAATTGTTCCTGTAGTGCCAACGGATATTGAGTTAGCAACTTTTAAGTTGCCAAGCGTGTCTAGCGTCATACCGTTCGTGTATGTGCCGGAGACTTCGGCTGCGTTGTCAGCAGTAACCAGCCATTCCCAGCCAGCGCCGCCTTGCGCCGCATCACGCGATGCACGCATAAGAGCGCCGCCAGCGGTTCCAGATCGGTTTACTTCAAAGCCAGAATAATAGAAAGAACCTGAAAGTTCTGATGTAGCGCGAACTGTCGTGTTAGACGCGCTGGACTGAGCGTGTACGCGAGTAGCTGGCGATGCTGTACCAACGCCGAGATTGCTGGCAGTGTCAATCGTCATGGCCGTAACAGTGTTGTTTACGCCAAAGCCCAGTGGAATGGAACTGCCTGTGGTGATGCCTTTGGCAGTAGTGCCAATTACGAGGTTGCCCGCAGAAACAGTGACATTTCCGCCAGAGGCAAAATACATACGATATGTTGCCGCGCTACCTGCGGAAATATACAAATCGGTACTATTGTTGGGTGACCCCATATACCAGTTTTCATAGCCTGTACGGAGAAACTGAATGTTGGGGCTAGCAGCGGCTGCAATTAGCCTTAAGTTAGACCCAACCGCGCCAGTTCCTGTAGAGGTAATATTTCCCGTAGCCGCAATGGATGATGTTTCTAAACCTGAACCAACTATACGCAGGCGCTCCGTCCCGCCTTGGCTAAACGCAATTAAGTCCGCCCCCGGCGACCACATACCTGTATTGGTGTCACCAGTAAATGTGTAAGAAGGTAACGCTGCCGTGCCTAAGCCGTTGGCTACGCTGCTAGAGCTTACAGATCGCCCCGCCGTAAGATCGGCAACCGAAACCTTGACGGTGCTACCTCCCTGCACAATCGGTAAAACTTCCGTCCCCGCTAAGGGGGTAGCAGATGCGGTTAATGCAGAAATTTTCTTGTCGGCCATTTATTAAAATCCTTTATAGATTGCCAGTACTTACCCATGTTCCGGGGGTTCCCGCTACCGTACACATCCAACCTTTAGGTTGACCAACCGCAGGTGTGCTGTTCGCAGACTGATCTCCGACATCCCATGCGCCCGTTGCGGGAGCAGCAGTAGTTTGCCATGTGAACTTATCACCTAGTCGAGTCACAATTCGTCCAACAGTAGCGCCGCCCAGAGCAGCTCCTGACACTTGTGTCGTGACATTAATGAAGCGGTTGTCTACAAGCGGGATAGTGTGGTTTCCAGTAGTTCCCGAAATCATAAACCCAGTGTTGCAATCGCGGAACGTATTGCGTTCGTATATATAGTTAGGTGATCGTCCGGTAGTATAATATTGGGCTGCATAGAAGCCGTAGTAGAAATTATCTATTTCGTTATCAATTATGCGGGCATTTTCAGTTTGCGATGAAATTCTAATTCCGGCGTTTTGATCGCTCACCGTTGTGTTGTCATTTCCAGTAATCCGATTTCCTTTGACAACCAAAGTGCGCGTTGAAGCCTGCATATCTATTGCAATACCGGTAACGGCGCTACCAGACGTGCGAACAATACGATTACGAACAATGTTATGCCCTGCAATGTTTGCGTTTCCAGCATTTGGGACCACACTAATGTCATTACCGACATTGCTCAAGAATGTGTTGTCCGCAACTTCTACAAAAGCACTGTTGGTCGTAAGCACTAAGCCTTTGCCAAGTGACCCTTGGACAGTGTTGCTGCGTATTGACGCGGAGATAACAGGAGCAGTAGTAGCATTAACAGTGATGCCGCCTGTGTTTACGTTTGTATTTTGAAAGCGCGATATATAATTTCCGACAACTTCTTCGTAGCCAGACTGGACAAAATAGATTCCGCCAGAAAGAGTATTGGCCGTGTCATAGCCGTTTAGATCGCAAATGTTATTAGCAATGATAACGGGACCAGACGAAACGCCTTGCTTATAAATGCCTGTCCAGCGTGTGTTGCGGCAAACATTTCCTGACACAACGGTGCGGGGGCCGGAAACTGTGCTTGAGTTATAACCGATAACAATCCCATGCCGCCTGTTTCCGCCGGTTGCGGCCAACGCCCACGTCCCTGTTTCCGTGCAGGTTGTAGTGTCAAGCGTTACGCAAGTATTGTTGGATACCAAAATGTCGCCGTCATACCCAAGAGCGTCAATAAAAATGCCTTGGCTGTTATTAGACAGGCAGAAATTGCCGTCTATGATGTGACGTTCCGATGCTCCTGACGAGTAAAGTAAAATATCTGATGCTGAAGCTGCCGTCGAAACACCTGACGTAAACTTACCGCCATAGATACGGTTGCCACGAACTACGCTGTTTTGAACATTGCGGATGTGAACGCCGACGCCGCCGAGATCGCCCAGTTCTAGAAAGCAATCCAACACAGATAGATTGTTTACCGCAGACGCATAAACGCAGTTTACAAAATCAGTGTCGTTTCCGTCCGCAACTTTCATGCGAAGCGCACGAAACGTATTGCTGTTACCCGCGATAAATACATCTTTGTTCAGTGTAACTTGCTGGATAAGACTATCCCAGCCATCGCCATAAACCGTGACGCCGTTTGGTACGGTTATGTCGTCAGTAATTTTGTAATATGTTGTTGTCGCAGGGACATATACAGCCGCCACGCCGTTGTTAACCGCAGCCTGAATAGCAGCCGTATCATCAGCCGCACCATCGCCAACAGCGCCGAAGTCCTTAACCGAGACGTACTGGGCTAATTTATTTTCGACGTTAGTAGCAACACTACCTGTAAAGGGTGGGGAATATCCGACATCTGATGCGTCTACAGCCCCTGTAGATACAGAAATAGCGGTCGTAAACTTCACTTCTCCGCCGACATGTACGCCAGACGTAAACGTCACGGTGTCGCTGTCCGTTTCAAGATAGCTGTCGCCGACATACTGGTTCACGCCGTCGATGTAGACCGTCAGCGAGTTAGTGCCGGGCGTGTAATTGATCGTCGAAAGGTTAAACACAGTCTGGCCGGCGGTGGCCGTAATGACTTCTTCCTGCACCGTGTAGTTGACGAAGTTCGAGTTGACGCCGGTAATGTTATCGTAAGTGCCAAGCAGGATGCCTGTCGCTGTTTCGATGACAAACTTATAGACCAGACCGTCAGTCAGCCAAATCTCACCGCCCGGTACGCGTCCTGCGCTATCCAGAATGATGGGGTTGCTGTGCGGCGTAGCGCCTGACGCGCTGGTATACGTTGCCTGCGGCGTAGTTGTGCCGGCTGCATAGGTATAAATCTTGCCGCCCGACAGGATAACGCCGTTATTGTCGAAGAACTGCGCTGCGAAGCCGCCGATGGGTGAGGGGGTTACTGACATCAAATTACTCCAGCAGCAACAATCCGCCGTCCTCTTGGACGAGGTTGTCTCCGTTTTCAGTTTCGAGGTTGCCCTGCGCTTGATCCGGACCATAGCCAGAAAAAAACGAGATAATGCTGCCCAGACCGAGCGCAATACCGTTACGAAGGGCGCCACCAAACCCCATATATTAATTCCGGTTGATCGGCTTGGCGTACACCGTACCGTCGTTTGTCACGCGGATTGCGCTCACACGCCAAGGCGCGCCCGACGTGTTGACAGTCAGCACAAAAGGAATTGGCGTAAATGGCGGGATTGGCGTGCTGGCAGTCGTAGCGACAGCGCCGACGCCTACTTCGACGTAGCAAGCCTGATCCGACCAGACCACAACGCCCTGCGCGCCGGGAGGCCATGTGGACGTGTTACCAGCAGTGCCGGTATACGCCACGCTGTATGCAGGATAATCAGCTTTGCTTAGTGGGTTTAAGAGTTCCATAGCGCGTCCTTATGCGAGAAATTTCAGTTTATACAGTGTGCTGTAATACAGCCCAAAAATCTCGTCGATAATGTTTTGGATTGGGGTGCAATCCTTATCGACGACTTTATACCGCATTTCCATCAGTTCGTCTACTTGACCTTCAAGAAACTCGACAATGTTGTTGGTTTTCTTAGCTGACATGAGCGAAATAGGACCGATTAGGCCATATTTTCCTTGGTACGCTTCCGCGTATTTGTCCGCCAAATCAATGATTTCACTGTAAAACTTCCGCAACGCTTTATGCTTTGCGTAGCTGCGTGTGTTCAAATGCGTCGAGTGTGCCACGTCACGCGCAAGAAACAATGTACCTACAAAATCAGCGCAACTCATTACATCATTCCTTCAGGGGCTTGTTCTTGCATTGGCATTTCCATCGGCATCTCAGGCTGTTCGCCCATCTCAGGGGCTTGCTGCATCTGTTCGTCCATCTGCGGTACTTCGCGCATTTCAGGTGAACCGCCGATCAAGTCGCCTGTATCCAGCGCGCCTGCAATCGTACCCATGACAATATCCTGAATTTGCTCAGGTGTCATGCTGTTTTGTACAGCAGAGATACGCTTGGTTTCGGCTTCGTAAGCCTGCACTTCAGCCTTGTACCTGTCGATGGAGATTTTCTGCTGCTCTGCGCTATCTTGGATATTCTCCATGATGTCAGAGACGCGGTTGAGTTCTTGCGACAAGGCTTCAATCTGTTGCTTGGCAGCCATGACTTCTGGTGATTGGTCGCCTTCTTCCAAGACTTTCGGGTCAAGGATTTTCTTAAACCGCTTCGCCATTTCCTGCGCTCCGGGCCAATCCATGTTCTTGATGAACAAATCGCCGGCCACAGTCCAAAGCTGCGGGTTGGATTGCAAAATCATTGACATGGCGTCGAGCGCCTCTTGACGCTTAGTCATGTAGCCGGGGCCAGTAGTGACCATAACGTCGTATGTGCCGATTGACGGGTTGTAGATTTTTTCGATCAATCCGCCATTTTGGTCACGAATTTCCTTGACAGGCTCTTGCTGCATAGGGTCCATTTTGACCATGCTGACTTCACCATCAACGCCAATGATGCGTGCAATGCGCTGTGTGTCGTAAATCTTAGGGATAATATCGACAAGCTGGCGGGTAATGTGACGGATCGCACGGGCTAAGTTATCTACATAGTGGTACGTACCAACATCGCCCTGCTTTTCGCGTGCCACGATGGCTTTTGCAGACCGTTCGTTGCCTTGTTGACCCAACGATGCGTCGTACTGGCCGGTGGTGGACTTGATGTCCTCACCAGCGCCCATTTTAGCCTGTATCAGACCTGTTTGAGGTAGCGGTGGGGCTGCACGCTGCGGAAGCGGTAATACGTTCCCAGCGCCGTCTGTAACGTCTGGGTTGACTTCCAAATACGGCCAGTTGGTCGTGTTGGCAGTCTTCCACTGGTTCTCATAGCCCTCGAACTGACCGCCATAGGCAATAAAGGGTGCTTTTGGCGCCAGCGCCAGCATTTCTGCTTCTTGGCTGGTCCAGTAGTTGTACATACGCTGTGCGTCTTTGGCGTTACGCACCAGACCAGATACGTAAATCTGGCCCTGAACCTCAAATTCGTTGCCTACGACGCGCACGACAGGTATCCAACTGCCCGGCCACTCGCGCTCGTCTAGCACGTCATAGCCATTGGTTTTCATCCACATGACTTTTTTGCGGTCTACTTCGCGGCTGCGGACAGGCTTGCCGTACATGGCGCGCAGTTGCTTATCCATCGGCGTGTCTTTGAACGCAGTGACGTTATCTGGATACAGATTCAGCGTTTCGCGCTTGCGCTTGTAATAGAAATACTCCGCAACGCGGATAGTGTCTTCGTCCAGCCATGCCGACATGCTTTCATCGCCGACAGCGGTTGACAGGATTGACGAAATAGGCGTTGCGTCTGGAAACTCGCGCTCATACTCGTCTTTAGTCATGTCCTGCGTGACAAAGCACCATTCAGCGTCTGCGCCGCATGGGTCTTGGATCGTAGGGTCCATGTAGACGCTAAACGAGTTGCGGACGCGCATAATCCGCACGTCTTGGTCAAAAGTCTCTTCGTTGCAGTATTCCGTAATGAGACGGATGTAACCTTCACCGTAGGTGACTTGGTTATCACAGGCTGTGTCGTAGGCTACGTCAGCGTCGGACATATACTCGATATGCCGCACGACGCCGTCGAAGATTGCTGCCACTTCAATGTCAGCGTTATCATCAACAGGTATTACCTTGCCCGCAGGGCGGTTCTGACGCTGTTCGTTCGTCACCTGACGGACGTGCTGCGGCAATTTGTTAATTGTCAAGCAGGGACGCGCGTTAATTGTCTGGCCTTGCACCGCGCCGCGGGTCGCCAACACGTCAGCAGGCCACTGCCACTGGTTGTCAGGGCTGCCGGCCATGAACCGAAGGTCGTCCAGTTCGTCTTCACGGCTGTCCGAATAGGCGGCCATCGACATCTGTAGCCGATGGCGCATAGTTGCCATTGTATCAGGGTCACCGCGAGTGTTCGCTGGATCGCTACCGCGGTCAGCTACGTCGCCTACTTTGTTAATACCTGTCGGATCAGCCATTGTGGTTACTTTTTACCTTTTTTGGCGGCTTCACGCTTCACGCTATACGCGATTGCGACCGCCTGTTTGACAGGTTTTCCGGCGTTTACCTCGGCCTTGATGTTCTTGCGGAACGCGGCTTTGCTGGGCGACTTGACCAAAGGCATTTTATTTCTTCTTCGCCGGTGTTGGCTTCATGTTCACGGTTGTGCGTGTGACCTGTACAGGTTTCTGTACAGGTTTGTAAGGTAAAATTCGCTTTTCAACCGGTTGGTTGGATTTGGCAGGTAAAGTTCGCTTTTCAGCCGGTTTGTTAGGTTTGTTAGGTAAAGTTCGCTTTTCAGCCGGCGCAATTTTAGGTAGTGTTTTAACCGCTGGGCGTCCGCCGGCTGCACTTGTTGTACCTTCACGCGCTAAAATCTTTTCGGCTGCGCGCGCACGGGCGGCGGCGGCGCCAGCGGCGCTCAAACCTAAGTCAGCGTCTGTTGCGCGGCGTCCAGAACTGTCGGTCGGACGCGACGAAATGTTTTCGCGCATAGGTGGCTTTTTGGCTCGCATTTACTTACCCTTCTTAGCTGGTTTGGCTGTTTTGGCGCTTTCTTTAAAAGCCTTGGCTGTGGGGGCGCCTTTAGCGCCCGGTTTACGCATTTTCTCGCCTGATCCAGCGGCGATCCGCTCTTTCTTGGCGTGAATGTTGGCATATAGACCCTTTTTCATGGGCATTTCCACCTTTTCAAACTAGCTTTGGCGCGTTCGCCGTCTTTTGCTTTGGCTGCAACAGCCCCCATGCGGGCGCAGAACGACGCTTTGCGTCCTGCGTCAGCCTTTGTCTTCGGATTCGGCGCTGGAGCCTTCAATTTGCTGCCTGTTGCAGCGTTATATTTCGCTCTACCAGCGGCAGTCAGGCCCGCACCCTTTGACACAGGCAATTTCTCGCCTCTGCCAACGGACAATGACACTGATTTTTTCTTGTCTGCCACTAGCTGCCCATCCAAGATGTAGAATATCCAGCGGGAGAATACCCGCTTGAGGAGCGTCTGTCAACGCGTCCTTGTCGTGGGTCTCTAGATGCCACAGGAAAGGCAAATGTCACCGCTATGGCGTCCGCTGCGTCAGGTGACGCTAGCCCGCGTGACTTCATATCTTTCTTGCTTTCGAGGAACAGCGTACCCTTGCTGTCCGGCTTGGTGCGCGGGCTGATGAGGTCTGTCTTCAGGAACCGATCCGACGGGATGTGCGCCGTCTTGAGCCAATCTCGCATGGAACCCCACATCTCCGCGCGCTTGTTACCCCACATGATCTGGTTCTTGGCTTTGTTGCCGAAGTTCACGCCGCGTATCTTGTACCGCTGTTCCTTCAGTCGGTCCACGACGCCTGCGCCTAGGCCGCCTTCGTCGATGCAGACCAGCGCTGGCTTGAACTGTTCTATGGCGTCGATGACGTAGCCTGCCACTTCCATCGTGTCAGCACCGCGGTGACGCCGCAGTTCCAAGATGTCACGGCCCTGCCGTATGGCGATGACGGTAGCGTCCGCCCCGAAACGTGCTGGGTCTACCCCTATGACGATGGGCGCGCTGTCGTCCTTGATGGGCGGGCGCTTCATGGCGTCATCGACCAGATTGCTGCCGATGAACTGATCGTCGCCTTCTGATGGGAAGTTACCGTAGACTTCGACACTGGCTTGGTAGCTGTCTGGCCCATACTCGTCGATGATGCGCTGGTACAGATTTTTGTCTGTACCCTCGACATCGCGGGCGTCGATTGTGCGTGTTGTCCAGAACGCCCGCTTGCTGTGGAACGTCTCGTAGAAATAGCCTGTGTTACGCCGCGGGTTGGAGAACGCCAGATGGAAGCGGTGCGGCGTATTCTCTGTGAAGAAACCATCACTCACTGACCATATGCTGTCAGGGATACCGCTGGCTTCGTCGAAGATCAGCATCACACCGTCGAAGTTGTGGACACCCGCGTAGGCGTCGGGGTTTTCTTCCGACCACAGCCGGCCCTCGACTGACCAGTAGCGCGTGCCTTTCTTCAGGTCACGCTCGACCAGTTCCGTTAGCCACTTGGCTGGCATGATGCGTGTGGCGGCTATCTCGAACCAGTGACTGTTAAGCGACATTGCCAGCCACTTGGTAATTTCTGCCCATGTTACGCTGCGTAGCTGCGCTTCGGAGTTTGCCGACACGATGGTGGTCGAGCCGATTCTGCTGGAGAGCATCCATATCGTAAGCCATGACACTAATGCGGACTTGCCGATTCCGCGTCCTGACGCAATCGCCAGCCGCGCCGTGTCGAAGTCAACCTTGCCGTTGTTCGCCTTGATGTGGTCACGCAAGTCACCAAGTATCTGGCGCTGCCATTTGCGCGGTCCGGGGAAATGTTCCAGCGGTGTGCCTGCTTGGCCCCACGGGAATGTGTACAGCACAAATGCTAGGGGGTCATCCTTTAGTGTGGGCGACCACAGCCGCGCCATCAATTCCATCTCGTCTTGCGCTGAATATATCGGCTGCTGCATGTGTGTTATCCTCTAGCTGGGGCAGTTCAGTGTACAGCCCCTCGATGACGCGCGACTGTGCTTTTTCCAGCGCGCCTGTAATGCTTATCTGTTGGTCGATGTTCACGTCGATCTGCTGCTTGGCTACCCAGCCGTGCTGATGCTTGAGTATCTCCAGCGCAGCCTTGCTGTCGCCATCGCGCGCCGCTTCGTACATGGTCTTAGCCGCTGTGTATTCGCCGTCGCTGCGACCTTTGATCTCAGCCATCTCGACCAGCGGGTCTGCGTCGGCCAGCACGCGGAACTGCCGCGGGGTCAATCCAGCGGCCATCGCCAGACTGTCACCCTTCAGGCCATAGCGGGCAGCTTCATAGATTGCCTCCAGCCGCGCCTCGGTGGCCTGCGTCCGCTCAGGTGTAAATGGCAGTGAGTAGAAAGTCATTGGGCGTACTATAGTGTGTTGCATTTTAATTTGCAAAAAAAATAAAAATTGTTTGCGTACCGTGCCCGTGACAGTCACGCGGCGCTCGGCCCTCTACCCCCCACCCCCCTGCCCTCAGCGGTCGGTGGTTGTTG